CAAGCGAGGAAAGAATATGAAAACGAAAGAAGAAGTCAAACTACTACTTGAAGGTCTCTCCGACGTTGTGCTGGACACGTCCAGCGTGCTTGTGAAGCACGACTGTCAACAACTAACGCCAGCGACGCAACTATTCGTGAAGCAGGCGGACGACGCTATGACGGCGGCGTGCCGCGCGTATGAGACGATAGCGGAATTTTATCAGATTGAAGACGAGGAGGAAGCAGAGGATGGCGAAGACAATTGATACCGTCCAGCGAGGGCAGACGATTACGGCGGAGGCGTGGAATACCCTCGTTGAACGCATTAATCGTCTGGAACGCGACCGCTTCATTATGACAGCGCCGCCTCGCACGCCGAAACGACCGTTGGCGAAGACTTTTGTTCTTAAAACCGAATGGGAAAAACAAGACGGAATATGGCAGGCGGACGCGCGCCCAATAGACTCAGCTACTGGCGAGACTGACACAGACGACAGCAAGATAGTTAAGGTTTATGCTCCGCTCAATACAGGCGAGAAGCCGGCTGGTGAAGCGCAGAAGTGGAAGTTTTGGGCGATCTGGAAGAATAACCGCTGGGAGACGCTACAAACGGAAATAGGCAAAGGTGAAGGCGAGAAATACGTTGCAGGTCTAGGAATAGAAATCGGCGCGCACAATCCAGAATTAGGTGGAAGACCAATTACCAACGTCGGAGTGCGCTCTATGCGAATAAGCGGCAGTAGCTACGAAGCAAAAAGCGGTCCGTTAAATATGGCGTCTAATCACTTCCAGTGGAGAACTTCGAGCCTCTCAGGCGAATCGGAGTGTTACTTAAAGACCCACCGCGTAAAAGTAGTAATCGACGTTACGAATGGGACGCCGACGTACAAGACGATTGAAGTTATCGGAGAAGATTAGATAGATGAAGGCACGACTATCCCAAGGAGCGCGTTTTTTCGACGATAAAACAATCCTTAAAAAGGCGACCGACGCCGCGCGAAAAGCTGTTCTATGGACGGCGCGCGACGTGCGATCAGCGGCGAAGAGGTCGATTAAATCCGGGGGCAAAAACCCGCTTACCGCGTCCTACAAGACGTCGAAGCCGGGGGAGCCCCCGCGTTCGCATAAAGGAACGCTTAAGAACGCGATCGTCTATGAGAAACTCAACGAAGATTCGTACCTGGTAGGCGCGCCGAGACTTGGTAATTCGCAAGCGCTCAAAGTATTGGAGTACGGCGGACAAGCGAAGTCGAATAGAGTTTATTACACAGAAGAATACGCGACGCGCGCTACTAAGCGCCTTTCACGGCGAAAGACAAAGGTTAGCGCGCCGACAACGCGCCCACGCGCCGCTCGACCGTATACGATCTACGCGAAGTCGGGAACTCGAACGATTGTGCGCGACTATCGTAAATTCACGTCGCGTCAGGCGTGGGAGAACGCAGTGAAGTCTGCGCGCTTCCTATCGTGGGCGAAACGCCAACGCGTGATAGAGAACGCGACTTATAAAATGGCGGCGCGTCCGTACATGAAGCCTTCGTTGCTCGTCGCGGCTTCGCCGGAGAAAGTCGCGCAACGTTTGAGACGCGCGGCTAATCTGCGGTAGTTCGTTTTGCAGTGTCTACTACAAAAGACACGATTATAAACGCGCTCACGCTACACGTCAGCCTCAACATTTTACGGTGTTCGACTTGATAGTCTGGCGCAAACGCAAACGCCATGCTAATCGTAAGAATAATCCACCAGGCAAAAGCCTGTGAGAAACAGACGAGCTTAGACCTTTTAAGAATGACGTCGGAGTACGTCATAAAAGCGAGAATCCCGTTAAAAAAACCGATTAAAAGGAAAATCATAATAACCTCAGGAGCGGTGCAATGAGTGTCTCTGCAGGCGAAGCCTACGTTACTATCTCTTGTGATAATAGTTCCCTCGAACGAGGATTACAAGAGGTAGCCGCTAAAATAAATGAAACTTCTCGAATCGTTTCGAGTTCTGAACCGAATTTAACGCCTAAAATAAAAATAGACCCTCGACCAGTCGTAGACGCTCTTAAAGAGATAAACGACGCGACGCGTGCGGCGGAAGAACAGAGTAAAGGGTACTCTGCAGTGCTCGCGATAACGTTCGGAGATATTTTCTCCGCGATAAAATCTTTTGGGATGGGCGTCGCTAATATCCTTGGCGAGGCTGGCGATCAGTATGATAAAATGTCGCAACGCGTCGGAGTCTCGACGTCCGCGCTCTCGGAATACGCCCATGCGGCAAATATGTGCGGCGCTAATATCTCTAACGTTGAAGGCGCGCTTCGTCAGATGTCCGCTGTATCGTTGAACGCGTCGAACGGAATAGCCGAAGCCAAAGCGGCGTTCAATCGACTGGGAATAGATATTGAATCGTTCCAACGATTATCGCCAGAAGAACAATTCGACCTTATAGCAGACCACATAACAAAGATAGAAGACCCGACGCGTCGAGCTGGCGAAGCGATGCGCATTTTCGGAAGCGACGGGCAGAAGTTACTCCCGCTATTTAGTTCCGGGAAACAAGGTCTAGCGGAGATGCGAGAAGAGGCGCGCCGACTCGGCATCTCAATTGACGACTCAGCCGCTAAAATGGGCGCTAACTTTGTTGACGCGTCAACCCGACTCAAAGAGTCGATTCGCGGAGTCGGTCTTACAATTGCAGACGCAATAACACCCGCGATCACTAGTTTCTTAAACGGCGCGTCACGCGCGATCTCGGCTGTTACTGAATGGGCGCGTGAGAATCCGATACTGTCTAAATCCATCATTACAGTCGTAGGCGCGGTAGTCGGATGCGGTGCGTCATTAGCTGCCGCGCGAAACGCGGTTATTTCATTAGTAGGCGCCTATAATCGCATGAAGGGTGTAATACTCGGCGTAAATGCGGCAATGGGCGGGCTAAATGCTGTGGTTACTCTCGGAATGACGGCGTACGCCGCCGCAGCAGCGGCAATTGTCGCAATGTGCGTTCAAATGAAGAGCGCCGCCGATGCGGCTAACTCTGTAAAAACAGAGATGCAAGACGCGCTCGCCGCTGGTAACGCTCAGAGAGAAACCGACAAGTCTGAGTTAGAAGAGTTGGAAGCTCTGCGACGCAAACAAGCGATGCAGAAACTCTCTACTGAGGAGATACTCAGAGCGGTAGAGATCGTCGCTAATTTAAAGGCGAAGTACGGCGAAGTCGGTTACGCGGTTGACGCCGTAACGGGCAAGATAACCGCCGCCGCTGGCGCTCAGGATAAGCTCAATAAAAAGATGTTGGAAGATAAAAAACGCCAGCTCGACGCCGCTATTAAAGAGAAACAAGCGAATCTAGACACGCGAGCTATCGATAAAGAAATGGCGGATAAAGAGGTCGGACTACCAGAGCTAATTCTCGGTAAACAACGCGGTACAATGCGCTTCAACGCAATTGGAATGGATAGAAAAAAGTACGGATACGACTCCGACGACGACGTGATCGACGATAAGTCGTATAAGGCGTGGATGCTAGAAGAAGACGAAGGCTTCCAGACGCGTCTTAACGCGGCGCGTGAAAAAGAACAAGCGGAAGTCGACGCAATGAAGACCGAACGCGACGCGATCGAGGAAGCGTTAAAAGCATTAGAGGAGCCCGTTGAGAATCCCACCCCGGTCTCTAATATAACAGAAGAGGACGTGAAGAGCGGATTCGAGAAGACCGCCGGATTCGTCTCGGCTGGTGCGGAAGACTTACGCTCTGAGATAGAGAAACAGATAGACTCTATTCACGCCGAAGCGGAGAAGCTACGCAACGAACTCAAAGCTCTTATAGACCCCGAAGGAGCCGTAGACTGGTCGAAGCAGGAGTCGGTCGATTCATTCCTCAAAGACAATCCACAGGCGCAACAACTCTACGATCGTATGTCCGAAATATCAAAATCAGAGGAAGCTCAGATACAAAAGGCACGCGACGCCGACGCTAAAAAGCAGGAAGACGCGCGCGCTAAAAAAGAAGCCGAAGAGCAAAAGAAGCGCGACGACGTTGAAGGTAAGATAAAAGCGATGGAGAAGGAACAGTGGGAACGCGACGCCAGCGAGCTGGACAAGTCCATTGCGCGAATCAACGAACAGACAGCCGCGTACAAAGAACAGCTTCAAACTCTCCTCGATCTTGAACGCGCCAAAGGAGAGAACGCCGATCAGAAGCTCATAACTGAGATCGAGACGAAAATGTCGAACGCGGACGAAACGGCGAAGAAACGTATCGACGACGAACAAAGTAAAGTTCGTAAAGAAGAGAAGGCAAAAGAGGACGCAGGAAATCAAAAAGTCATCGACGCGTTCAGCGGACTCGTTGAGAAATTCGGGACTCCGTTTGAGAAGCTCGAACTTGCACAAAAGAACCTAGCGCGCGCGACCGCCGCGCTTCGCGACGCGCAGGCTAGCGGCGATAAAGAACAGATCGCCGCCGCGCTCACGCGACTCGGCGACACCCAGTCGCAATATCTCGACGCAATGGAAGCGTCGAAGGGCGTGGAACGGTCTATGAAGTCGCTTGGTGGAACATTCGACGCATGGCAGGCAACGTCTCTAACGCGGCAGGCGTCGTATGAGAAAAAAACGTTTGACGAGTCGCGCCAGCAGACGAGATATTTAGAGATGATAGCGCGCAACACATTGACGAGCGCGAGAGCTGTATTTGGATAGAGGTAGATATGGCGTTTAATGATTTAATTACGTATGAAGCAGTAGGAGCCGACGGCGTAACGTATCGAGTAACGGCAGGGTCAGATTCAATCACAAGAGGCCCTGGCGGCGCGCCGACGGCGTCAGAGCGTTCATTCGACGTTCAGGCTATTTCCGGACGTGGAAACTACTACGCCGCGTCATTCCTCTTCTTCCAATACGCTCTCTCGCGGCACGGATGCGACCCGTGGGGGAATCCAATTGCGGAGAACGGCGTAGAACTCTCCGAAGAAGCCGACGGGCTACAAAAGATATGGCGTGGACATATTCGCTGGGAGTTCCCATCTGCGTCGGCTACTATCGGAAACGACGTAGCGTATTCGTCAGGAGGGGACGGAGGCGGCTCCGGAGAAACCGACTCAACGCCATTCTCGTACGCGCCGTTCGTTTCGTCATTCTCGACCGCTGGCGGGCAACGACACATGAGTGTCAGCTATAATACGCGGGCGTACCCCATTAATGGCGTCGCGCCAAACTTCGGTGGAGGAATTGGCTGGAACGGCGAAGACTTTGACGGAGTTGACGTCGTGTCGCCGACGATTGTATTCGAGGTAACAGCGCGAACTCCCGCTCAGGTCGTGAGTAATTTCGGGGAGTTCCTATCTAGAACTGTGCCGTACGTCGGTTGTGTGAATAACGCTTCGTTCTACGGGTGCGCGCCCGGGTCAATCCTCTTTAATGGCGTAACGTCTGGAACGCTTCGTTCACGTAAAACTCAATCCGGAGCTAACGAGCCATATTGGGAAATGTCCTATTCCTTCGCCGCGTCGCCGAACGTAACGATCGACGTTCAAGGCGTTCCTGTGTATAAAGGCGGCTGGGAATATCTATGGGCGCTCGCCGACGCCGAGACTGGCGGAATACAAGCGGTGTATGTTGAACAAGTCTATCAGTACGCAAACCTAGCAGACCTAGGATTCGGAGGATAAAATGAAGAGACTACTCATTCCAATTCTACTTCTCTTCGCCGTCTCAGTTCACGGCGCAGAGTTCCGACGCGCCGAGACCTTTGAAGACGTTCATCATGCGACCTTCCGCGTAACGGTTAGCGGAGCGCGCGGAACAGCCACGCTCATTGGACAAGACGAGCGCGGCGCGATACTACTCACAAACCATCACGTCGTGTCGAACGCGCGTGAAGCGACAGTCGAAGGCTGGGGCTGTTACGACCGGAAAGCGTTAAAAGGCGTCGTCGACTGGCGCGCGTACAATAAGAACGAGCCGTACGACTTTGCCGAGATAGTCGTAGACCCCGAACAACTCAAATCCATCTACAACCCGCCGTACGTCGCGCTAGCGGGCGAAGATTGCGACCTCGACGACGTGCAAATCATCTCCGCCGGAGCCCCGCGCGGCGCGCACGTATCGACCTGGAAGGGCGTTGAATTAGGCAAATACAACGGTCGAACAATTATGTTTACTCCGCCGCCTGTGCCGGGGCAGTCCGGTTCGCTTATTGTGGCGAGAGTCGACGGCGAATTGTGGGGAGTCGCACTTCTCACGTGGCTATTCGGACGAGAGGGAGACGACGCCGCGACAGGCGGCGCCATTCCGATAAAACTCTATTACAAGGCGCGCGGCGTGCCAATGTCGACGCCCGCGTCTTCGCCTTCACTCCCGCCTATACCAGAGAACGCCGTTGAAGTCGCCGATCGCGCGCGACTCAGAGTATACACTTCGCCGAATCAGTGCGAGCCGTGCGCTAAATTGGAGCCGACGCTAAAAGAGCTGGAAGCCGAAGGCGTGCTAATCGAACGTATCGACGCGCTCGGCGCGCACAAAGAACTCGCTCTAAAAGACGGCGTTGAGAATATCCCAACGATCTACGCCGTCAACAACGACAATAAAGTTGTGCGCGTCGTTACGGCGGACGAACTCGCAGAGAATCCAAAACAGACGCTCCTTAACGCGTATAAATACGCGACAATGCCGAAGGAGCCGACGCCAGCCGTGGAGATCACTCAGACGACGCCGAAGCAAGAGACCCCGAATATTGTGTACTCTGTCGCGACCTCTAACGGAATCGTGGACGAGTCGCTCAAACGTTGGCGCATGCGCGGCAAAGAGGAGCCGGAAGAGACGAAGCCACAACCCAACGACACAGCGCGTCCTCGTATCGTCGCGCCGATTGAGAATATTGAGAACGCCATAAACGCCGCCGCGAAAAAAGCCGCGCGGCGCGCTATCGTTGCCATATTCTTTTGCGTTGTCGCCGGAGTATTAGTCGCCGACTCCGTAAAGCGCGCCTTCCTCTGGCTACTCGCCTTCCTCGGGAACGCCCTGCGCGGGCTACTCAAGAAAATGCTCGCCGCCCTTGAGGATAAAAAATAAGGCGCTATACTTGGGTCTGTTTCGGGTCTGTTTTAGGTCTGACGAGCGCCGTTACGGAGACAACGGACGCGGGAAATACGGATATTTGCGAGTGCGCGCCTGCCTTCATAAGCCGTAGGTCACAGGTTCAAGTCCAGTTTCAGCCACTCGGGAATTTCCCGGCTCAAAAGGTTCCCGCCTTGATCGCCCT